TCGCCACACTTGGCGATTTCGGCCATCGCGCAAACATTCTGCCCGCTGAGTTTATGAGGCGCTAGATATGTAACTGCCGTGCGAATACCAAGCTTTTCACCTTTGGAAGTCTTGGCGTCTTGGCCGATTGTCACGATACTGTCGACAAGATTGCGTGACTTGGCGATATATGCGGCCATCTGTTGGCGGGTTGTGGCGTCTAGTGCGGTTAGGTCTAAGGTCATGATCTGTCGTCCTGTCTGTTGTGGTCTGTTGTTCTAGGTGAAGCCTATCATCGTATGGCCGCGAATGTCCATAGCTATAAGCGCGAATTGTTTCCAATGATTCCAAGGGCTTAACACTTTTACCAAAATAAAAACAGTGCGCACCGGTTTGAAAAGGTGCGCCCGATTACAAACGATAGCGTTCGCCCGCGCGCTCTATCGGTGACCATTGCGCCCGCCTAGTCCTGCCTATTGTCCCGATTGGTAGCGCCCGGAATACGTCATGGCCTAATGTACCTAGTCAACACGCGGCCATGTTAGCCCGTCAATCGTGCCCTATCGCCCGCCCTATCGCGCCCGCTTGGCCACACAACGGCAGAAGCCCATCGCGCTGTGTTTGGTTCGGGGGGTATGGGGGGGCCGTCGCTTGGTTGGCCGGGGAACATATGCCCATAGTAATCTTTTGGTATTTTTCAATTGGCCCTTTTGGCCACCAACGCCCCTGCCGTTCTACAGATCGACCCTATGTGTCTCCACACGATACCCAGCCCTACGTTTCCCACGCCCTTTGACTGCCATCCCGCCCTCGGCCCACTCCATGAAGTCTTCGATCTCTTCGTCCAAACGTGTCTCCAGGACCGCTTGGGCCGCTTGGTCTACGTTCGGTGCCATAGACCTCATGTAATACGCCACAGCACCCGCCAGGGCGTCCAGCCTGTCGTCATGCCTTAAGGAACCACGGTCTCTTGTGATGTGTGTTAGCTGATAGAGCAGAGAGTACTTATGTTCTTCAGACCTAGCTTCGGACCTAGCCAGTGACTCGTCCAGAACCAAGCGATGTTGGGTCAGCACAGGCTCTAAGGTGTCTATGATCCTGGCTTCTTTCTGCCCTTTGGCCCACTCAGATTCCACCACAGTGGTGCCACCCGGCCATATGTCACTAAGGATAGGCCCGAAAGCTGCAACCCACATGCCTTGGCCATAGTTTGGTTCGACCTCTACGCAGTTAACGTCGTACTTCTTGGCGTCAACAGCGATCTTAGTCATAGCTTCTGTTGGATCTCCAGAGTGACCACCGACGTGTAGAATATACATCACCCCGTTCAGTGCAGCGACGATGGCCCATGCCGTTTCGTCAGCCCCACGGCCTGCTGGATCTACAAATAGAACCTTAGACTCGTATGGCTCCCAGTCACTGTCGATGAACAAGGGCCTAAGCATATGGTCCCCTGAGAACCCAAGGTTCGGTATGTCTGTGATGTAGTTATCTTTGTCGTTGTCCCGTCCCCACTGGACAGTTAGTGGAGCCTTCAGGACATTGGTAGACATAACCACCAAGTCGTGTTGCTTGAGGGGGTATCGTTCGGCATCAGAGAGACTTGTGTCCAGCATGTACTGTAGGGCGAAGGCCGAACGACCTTTGGACTCAATGCCATACAGCTCATCTTCACCGAAGCGTGTGTCTGTAGGTTTACCGTGGTCTATCTCTCCGTTGTCGAACATCACCTTCAGGTAGTTCGCCAGGATATCTACGGTCTCACCAGAGTTGACGTTGGTCATCTCATAGTTCTTTAGCTTCTCTTTGTTCGGGTACTTGACGGGTATGGTGAAGCACTTGAAGTTCATCTCCTTCACCAAGACGTTGTAGACACTCTCCTCGGTCTGAGGTGTCCCCAGGAAGATGATGTCTCCCTTACCGTGCTCTGTCTTCGTGATAGGAACAAAGTCGTTCTGGATAACCCTGACGATACGCTGACGTGCGTCTTCAGTCATAGAGTTCCTTTCGACCTCAATGTCATCAGCGATCAACAGGGTCGCACGGCTACCCGTGATCTGCCCTGTGATACCTCTGGCTGCTACTGAATACGATTGAGACAATGAGCCACCAGCTACGTCGAACTGGTCAGCCATGTCACGTCGTGTGGCACCGGACTCTCTAGTGCCCTCCAGTAACCAAGAGACCATCTTCATGGACTCCAGGATACCTTTGGTCTGAGCTACGAACTCCTTGGCCTTAGATCCTGTAGCTGAGACGACCATGATCTTCTCGTCCCTAGGGTTCCTCATCAGTCTCCAGATGGCATAAGCACTGGTGATGTATGACTTACCTAGAGACCTGAAGCACCGGATGATATCTTCTCTTGGTTCTTTAGTGTCCCAAGGATCCTCGTGTGGTCTAGCGGCCCTTCTTTTCTGGGAGGAATCTACACCGTACTGAAGTCGGTGTGCGATCTCATATTGGGCCTTAGTGGGCTCCGGTAGCCCCAAATGTGACCACACGAGGAACAGGAAGTTGCGGAAGTCCTCAAAGGCAGGATGCACTTCTTCGGGCATGGTGGATAGCCAATGAGGACCACCGTCAACAAACTCTGGTTTAAGCATCTGAACTCGTAGCAAAAGGCATCATGGTCTTGTACTTCTCCAGACTAGCAGAAATCTGCCGAGCCATTGGTAAATCTTTTGCATCATCAGGAGGCGGGAAGGCCTTCAAGAAGTTAACGCAAGCGCTGACCATTGCGGGTTGTAGTTCTTCGTCCGTAGCCACAATAGCCAACAAACGATTACCTAAAGCATCACGCAGTTTTGCGCTAGTAGACATTGATCACCTCCCTTCCTTAAAAAACATAAGCAATACACGACGGTCTCCTGTATGTGGATTCACTTTGTGCTTAACGTCACTGCTGTATATTAAAAGGTCTCCTGATTTCTTGATTGGTTGGTCGTCATAAAAGAAAAACTCTCCTCCTTCAAAGTCTGATGGATCTGACAGCAACATGGTGGCTGTGTGTGTACACCACGTCATGTGTTGGTTGTTCCCTGTGTCTGTGTGCCAGTCGTGACCTCTTGGGTTTTGTTCGACCAAACAATAGGCAGGGTATAACGTAGACACGTCTGCATAATCTTTGACAAGATCTACAAGTCTAGAGATCTCAGGTTCCGCATAGTCCCGTGGTCCTACGCCCTTGGGGAACTTACGAAGCTCTTGTTCACTGAGGGCATCGTGCAAGATGATACGCACAGCTAGGCTCCTTGTTTTGCAGCCTCAAAGAAAGGGAACTCAGCGCAGTTGGCAAACCAAGAAGTAATTTCTCCTGTTTTCATTTTGTGGTTCATTATGGTTTGGACGACTTCGTAAGGAGGACACTCTGTTACTTGTTCTGCCTTAGAGTCATAAGAACCATCAGGCAGTGTAACGACCACAAGAAACAAAAGTTTACTGAGTACCATTAAGTCCATGAGTGTCTCCTTTAGTTCCTACTTTTAACTTAGTACTTGAGGGTGCTTGCCATTGTGCATGTGAGCTAGTTTTTCTACACTAATTTTTAGACTAGATAGGTCTGCTTGTATAGTAGCTAGCTCACGATACCTTCGTTCCATTGTTGCAGGGTCCATCATTGTTGATAGCACTGAAAGTCGTTGGTGTTGCATTTCAATTTTTGTCTCAAGTACGTCCACTCTTTTGTCGATGCTTCTTAGTCTTTTCTCTATGTCCATCAGTGTTGTCAGTATAACCTTGATTTGCATTTTACCTACGGCAGCAGCGCCAGCTACGCTGAACAGAATACCTGCCAAGGTAACGATCAATCTTATGTCAATCGCACCTTCCATTGATAAACATCCTTTATTTTGAGGTTAGCCACCCCCTGTCATTATTCAAAGTCCTTTACGGCCTGTGGTGTTGATAGGACAACTGCGTTGGCAGCAGCCCTCTCCTCATTGTCCTGATCGATCAGTGGATTGTCGATCATCTCTGTGCCTGTTTGTTCACCCTCGTCATTATAGACTGCGATCTCGACCTGAGCGTCTAGAGGTTCAATGGCAGGAACAGTTGTAGTCTCAATGATCTCTTCGCCATCATCGTCGAACGTGCCTGTTGGTGTCTCAATGGTGTACTCGGCGCGCCCATCAGCCAAGACATAGGCCATTAAGCGTGCGGTGGCCTTACGGTACTCTTGGAGCTGCCAGTTAAACATGTTGTTTGCAGTGTTCACATCGTGGTCAGCAGAGAAGGCAGTCATGAAAGTGTCGAACAGGCCGTCAGCCTGACGAATACTACGCTCACGGGCTTGAGGTTGCCAAGAGCGGGCGATGTATTTCTGCGCTCGATTCTCAAGCTGTACTGGGGTCAGAGGTGCATCGCCTTTGGTTACAAAGATGGTCATGCTTTTACTCCGATCACACAGGTTTGAGTAGTGGCGGATGGGGCTACAGTAGGTTTGATGACGTAATCGAAGCCATCGTAGATTACCTCGTAGTCATAGGCTGAACCTTCACGTTGCAACAGGCCATCCTCGAATACGTCCTTGGGCTTCCAGCCTTTGGGCATGGTGTGGATTACGTCAGTGCCGTCGGTTTCATAGATGAAAACATTATCCAC